ATCTAAGTTCAAAACTTTATTCTCAAGATACTCTCTTGTCTTCTTATCTATCTTGTACTTACAATTCTTTTCAATTTGTTTTTCAAAGAAATCAAAGTAACGAGACACAGTTTCGTGCCATTCTTCTCTTCTCTTCTCAGTAGGTAGCCATCTAGCATATCTAGACTTGTGAATAAATTGTTGATAAACAGTTGGTAAAGTCGTCATCGTCTCCCTTTCATTTTAAAAATATTTCGTATATGTGTTAGTGTCATAAATATATTTAATATAATCATAAAATACAAATTGTTTTTAATTGACCAAGCCCACCAAAATACTTGCGATACTAATCCTATCCACGGTGCTAGTGGTGATTTGTTACCATAAAAGTAAACAGACACACAAGCACTGATAGCAGCTAGTAACTCTAATATTGGAAAGTTGTCATAAGGTAATAAGTCTAACATTGTTTACAGAAATATTAAAGAAATATTCTCCCTTTCGTTTAAATTTATTTGGAACCTCAACCACTATATCATCTGTTAGTTGTGAACCCTTGATTTTCCAAGCTTGTTTAAGATCTTTTCTCAGTACATAAAATGTTAGATCATCTTTATCTTTCATCATATCAATCAACCTTTTTTTTCTAAAGGGTATATGTAAAGTTTTCCAATGTGATGGCCATTCATCTGTCCACCCATTCTTAACCTCAACTTCGTGATAAGATTCGAGAGGTTCACGGGTTACAATATCAGCTCCATAGTCCTCTACATCCTCTGTGAGTACACATCCTAAACTAATTAAGTAATTTCTTACAGCTTTTTTAGCCGGCCCATCCCACTTTTCATATTCTTTTTTTCTAAATGGTGATTTATTGTTTACTATCTTCTTCACTTTTTTTATTCTCACAGTTGTGTTTAAAATATACATCACCAAAAATAGTTAGGCTTGTGTTATTAGGATCAGGTTTAGTCTTACCCACATACTCCCACTCACAATTCATTTTCTTTTCGTTGATAGCTCGTTGTTGAAAAAAATCTATGTTACTTAATGTATAAAAGTTCATAGCTAACCCAAAAATAATTGATACCGGATCCATACTTATTACTCCTTTTTTAATAGTTCAATGTATCGTTTTAAATACCATTCAGCTTTTTCTAAATCCTCTAATCGTTTTCCTTTGTAGTTACATCTCCAAATATATTTTATAACTTGGCCTCGTAGATAACCTTTAAATTCTTCAGATGTAAGAGTGGCTTCAATCGCATCAATACACTCGATACCTTTAGCATTTAGTTTATAATGTGGTGGATGATTAACTATATCATCTTCACTCATTTATGTCTCCTCTTTATGTGTCATATTTAATAATACGTTTAATCTTTTTCTTTGGAACTCTGTGTTATCAGGGTCGTTAATAAGTTTAAGAGCAAATGTCCTGACTTGTTGACTATTAAGACCAGCAAGATCACAAATATCAATAAACCAAGTAGCAGTGACACCAACACTTTTACTGAACCATCGTACAGCTTCTTCCCTAACGTGAATAGATTCCTTAGACTCCAGTTCATTATCATTACTGGCATCCAATAAAGCTTGATAAATAACGGCCCTAAATAATGCTCTTTCATTTTCTCCCTCTTTATTATCATAGCTTCTCTCTATTGATGGATCTATGTGAATCCGAGAGGTGTTTGATATTTTTATGTTGTCTTTTATTTTCTTTTCTTGGTTCATTAATCCACTGTAACGGTATAGTTTTTTCGTGCCATAAAAATTTATTCTTATTAAGCCACTCACCATAAGTTGTTTTACTTCCTTTGTAAAGTTTTACTTTATAATTTTGTAAAACAAAACGAATATCTAACTCCGGTTTTTGCTTTTGTATGTACAAATGTTTAAACCTATCTTGCTTTGTTAGTCTACCTTTTATCTCAATTATAATTCCATTTGGTAATATAACATCAGGTATGTATGTATGATTTGTTTCGGGAATAACATATTTAATTTTAATTGGTTCATATTTAAATTTAATTTTTTGTTGTGTTAACTTACCACACACCTGCTCTTCAAACTTTGATCTATACTTTGACATTAAGCAAGATCTTCCATAACATTTGGTTCTTTCTTCACCACAGTTAACCACCGAGGGCCACTGCTATAAATAAATTTTCTTAATCCACTACCATCATTTACATCTTGCCAACAATCAACTTTGAATGGGCAATAACTACACTCAACACCTAGCTTACGATTACCAGATGCCCCGTCTTCCACATCCTCATAACAACGAGGAGGTTTATTTTTTTTATCTGATAAGTATTTTTTTAAATCAGATATTCTTTTTCTTATGTCTGGATATTCTTTATCATCGGGTATACACAAAGCTAAAGCTCCACTTTGTTTATCGATAGCTAAGAAAGATAACTTATCATTACCTTGAGCCTCACCATAAGCTTTTATCTGTGAAAGATAACCGAACGAATCGTTCTCTCTGTTTAAACTGTTTCCTTTAAATTTTTTAAAACCAAAGTTAGAAGCTGACTTAACGTCCACCACCCATCCATCTATGTTTGCATCTTGATGTCCGGTTATGCCATCAAGTGTTAATTCTTTTTGCTCATCAGTTACTGTATGTCCTGACGTACGAGCTAATAATAATAATAGTTCTTCAAGTATGTGACCATATAGAAATTTTATTTTTACATAGGGTGGTAAATGTTCTCGTAAATCTGGTCTATAAAATTCATACCATAGTTGACGAGCCGGTTTACCAAGACTAGACATACGTAACTTACGAGGTTTATCTTTATTATCCTCTGTAAGATAAGTCTTTATAGATTCACATACATTTTTAGCAAACATATCAAGATCATTTTTTGTGGGTTCTTTGTTGTTGTTATCAAAGAGTTTGTAAATATCGTCAACGAGAGTTTTTATATCAGCCATAAAAAAAGGTGGCTAGGAAAAGTGAGTGAGTGTGAAAAAAAACCTAGCCACCATTCATTCCCTAGTAAAATTAAAAGGGAAGCTCGTCGTCCAAGCCATCCTTATTAACAGCTTGGCCATTCGTTTGTTGTGGTTTATCATCAGCCGGTGATTCAAATCCACCTTTAACTTTAGGCAAGTCTCCTAGCTCTTCTTTATAGGATACAAGATCTATAACTTGCACAGCCTTCAGGGCTGAACCCACACCTTTGTTACCGGCAACATCATAGTCGTAAGTATCAAACAATACATTTACTTTTGATCCGTTACCTATCAAGGTTGTTTCCGGGATTGGATTCTTTTGAGCATCAACAACTCTAACCGGTGTGTTCATACTACCATCTCTCTTCTTTACTTTTCTCTTGATCTGTATGAAGTTACCACGATCATCTTCTTTATTTTTTATTCTTTTACCAAGACCTAACTTTTTTAGTTGTGCCTCAGTTTTAGAATCAATAGCTACATCAATAGAATATATTCCGTCCGGATTATAATCATCAACTGCTGGTTTGTGGACTTTCGCCCAATAAGATATACCACTTATCATTGGCATAATTTACTCCTTTTTTCTTGGTGTCTTTAGTTATCTAAAGACTATATTAATAATACGATAATTATTATAACATAAGAGTGTAGTTGTCAACACACCTAGTGAGTATCTTTCCACGTTTTACCTATGCTATATTCACTGTCCAACGGACATTTAAAATAAAGTTGCTTTTCAGTACATTTCATTGCCTCCTTTGTTATGTTACCAAATTCTTCTGCTTGTTCTTTAAGAACTTCAAACTGAACTTCGTCGTGTATGTTTGCTACCGGCTTAGCCTTTATCTTTTTTTGTTTCATTAAATCAATTATGTTAACCAACCATTGTTTACAAACAATAGCACCGGCTCCTTGTAACAAAGTGTTAAGAGCTGAGTGTTGATTACGAACAATAAGATACCGACCATCAATAGCTTTTACAATTCCTTTACGAGCTGATTGATCCACATAATTTCTTAATCGTTTTATGGCTGGAATTGCATCCATAAATTTCTCTCTGAGTCGACGACCTCTTTCAATACCACCACCAACTATCTCTCCAATTTTTTGATCTCCGGCTCCATACAACCAGGCATAGATAAATGTTTTTGCCGTTGGTCTGTCAGGTAACTCAGCTAATCTTTGATTGTAACTGTGTATGTCTCCGTGTACTACTTCCTCTGTATACTTCTGATCATTAATGTAATGAGCAAAACATCTTAACTCTAAAGAACTGGCATCTGATCCTACCAAACAATACTTTTCAGGATCACTAACTGTCCAACAATCTCTACATTCTTTTCCGTATGGTGAATAACTAGCCGGAACTTGTGCCATATTAGGACTATTGTGTGACATTCTATGAGACACACACCCAAGAGTAAAGACTCGTCCGTGTACCTTGTTATCACTACCGACTACATCTAACCAACTTTTTATTTGTGATACTCTTTTTTGTAACAGTAAATATTGAGACACCTCTTTAGCTTCAGGATAATTAAGACCACTTAATATCTTTTCATCAACGATTGGTTGCTTTGTTGGTGTAAACTTACGAGGTTGCCAACCTAGTTCCATAAGTCGTGAAGCTATTTGCTTTCGTGATCCCGGATTAAATACCTCAATCTTACTTTTTAATTCTTTACCCGTCTTTTCTGAAATTCTTTTATGAGTTATGGGTGGGAATATCTTTTGTAAGTTATCTTTAATTATGTTTGACTCGTCCTCTAGTTTACCCATAAGACCAAAAGCTTTTTTAGTATCCAGATAAAAACCCTCTCTCTCTTGCCAATTAAGTATCATTTTAACTTTATGTTCCAATCTAACTGACTCATTACTAAACTTAGAAATCTGTGGTCGTAAGTGTTGCATCAATCGTCTTGTTAAATCAACATCAGCTTTGCAATAGGTAAGCATCTCTTCACAGTAATGCTCAAAACCTTTATCATAATCTATCTTACCCTCTCCATCTAATCGTTGACCCCAAGCTTTAAGACTATGCCCTCCGTCTATATGTGGGTTGATCATTTGTGAGATAATAAGAGTATCAAGTATCTGTGATAACTTTATCTTTACACCTAAGAGTTTGTTAAGAACCGGTGCATCAAACGAGATACCATTATGCATAATATACTTTCGTTCCGGATTATCATTTATAAACCCTACTAATTTAGTCGGGATTGTTTCACCTACAAACGATAACATTTCTCCGGTATCATAATCTTGTACAACCACACAATGAATTGTAGTGGCATTGAGATTGTCAGTCTCTATATCAAGTACAACTGTTTTAAACTTTGAATCCATTAGTCGGCATATCCTGAAAGTCATCTACGACATTCTTTTTTCTTTTTGTATTTCTTCTATTATTGTTACGAGTAACCGGTGCATCACACTCTGACATACGACCGGTGTCTTTATTCCACTTCAACCAACAACAAGGCCCGGTCTCTCCTGAGAATCTATTTTTAAGAACTCTTATTGTTGTTGTGTTTCGTATATCTTCGTCGTCGTGTTGACCATTTCTTTCTAAACTAAAAACCATATCAGATAGTTGGGCAATACCAGCTGACCCTCTCAGTTGTGATAGACTTACGACGGCTCCCTCTTCGTGACCGGAGTCAGATGTACCTCTTCGTAAATGTGATACCAACATTAGATGTATCTTTTGTTCTTGCACTAACATTCTTAATTTAGTCATACATTCATCAATAGCTTTTCGTTCGTCGCCATTCTCCATAGCTGATACTACCATTGATAAGTGATCAAGTATTATGTAACGACAATCAAGACCACTAGCTAGGTACTGAACCTTTGATACAATGTTTGATATTTCTGTTGAACCAAAGTGATCCCACAATCTGATTCGTCCCGTGCCTAGAGTTTGTTCCCACGACAATCTCTTTTCTTCTTTAGTTGTTTGACAAGTCGGTAGATGAAAAGGTTTACATCCGTGTACTGACATAATACCTTTAGCCGTTCGTTCTATTGATTCTTCTAGGAACAAACAGCCTACAGATTCTTTAGTGTTTTTAATTATGTGGTATGCTAACTCTCGCATAATACTTGACTTACCTATACCGGAACCGGCAGTAAAGGTACAAAGTTCTCCTAGTCTCATACCATAAGTCATCTTATTCATACCCTCCCACGGATAGGGTAATGATTTAATTTCATCTTCTTTGCTAACGATATCCCAAGTATCTTCACCAAGAACAATACCATCAGGTGTATAGACTTTTGCATTGTACCATCTGTCTATGAACTCTTGTCGTTTATTTTTAAATAGATATTCGTTTGGGTCTTTAAGATCCATTTTAACTATGGATACTTTCTGTGGTGGAAATAGTTCTGCTATCTCTCGTGCTGATTGTTGACCGGGATCGTCCATATCAAAACACAACACAACCTTTTCAAAACTGTTAATGAACTCATAGTTTCTTTTACAATCCATTACCCCACCTTGAGAACCAGATCGTATACTTACACTTGGAAACTTCTGTCCAAAGATTTCATAGACAGCCATAGCATCACATTCTCCCTCGGTGATTGTTAGATATTGACCCCCTTGCTTATAGCATTGCTGACCAAACACCATACATTGATTACCACCATGTCCTTCAAAGTGAAAGGTCTTGTCTGCTACATTACGAGTCTTCACGGCGATCTGTTTAAACGACTTACGATCAAAGTATGGATAGTGGTGGTGGCTAATATCTCCTTCTTTGTT